CCGTGAACACGGAGCCAAGGGAGTATTACTAATGGCGATTAAAAAAATAGAAGAAATGACAAGTCCTGTTTCCAAGAGAGAGGATTTAAAAATGGCTATGTCCGCTCCCGATCCACAGGCAGAAGCTTACGACTTTTATAGAAACATGTACGAAGATATGTTGGAGCGTAATCAGTTACCAAAAAATATAAAAACATTTGAAGACTTTATGGATGAAGTTGATATGTTGGATATTACGCCAAATGATTTTACAAAAAGAAAAGAACAAGAAGGCATTATGCAACTTGCAGGAGCAAGTGGTGATAATGTCATTATGTCAGCAATTATGTGGGCATCAACGCAACCAGAATTTGGATCAATAGATGCAGTTCTAGAATCTTTACGAGAAGGATCAACAACCATGAATGGTTTAGTAAACGCTTACATGGATGCAAAAGGAGACATGAGTTAATGAGTTACCAGTCGGCCAAAAACGCACACACCTCTGACTGGGATAGCCGAGCGGTATAGTATGAATATTAATTATTTAACTAGACCGCTTGGTTTTGCAAATGGTGGGGACACTATTGTTCCAAAACCAAAACCAAAACCAGATATTAAACCAAAAGAAAAACCAGTTAACTTTAAAGCAATCATGGCAGAGTTTGATACACCAGAAGCAAAGGCGGGACAAAAAGAACCAGTTGGATTTTCAAAAATTTTAGCAGATTTATTTCCTGTTGATCCAATAAATAAATTTAAAGATGAACAATTAAAACCAATATTGAAAACTATTATGAAATCTAGCCCAACACTTTCTGCCGCAGAGGGTTTGGCAGGTTTATTGATGAAAGAAGCGGGTGCTGCTGAGATAGAAGATTTATCAAGTTTAACAGATAATCAATTGTTAAATAATTACATAAGTGATATGAATTTTTTTATTTTAGAAGGAGGAGATCCTAAATTACTACCAGACTACATACAAAAACAAAGAAACGAATTAGTTTCTAGAGGAGTAATAGATTAATGGCTATAGAAAAAGTAAACGAAGAGATTGATTTAGAGATAGCTCCAGATTCAGCACAAGAAATTACAACACCTACAATGGAAGGTGATGCGATGATGTTAGACGATGGTTCAGCAATCGTAAACCCAGCAGAAGATACATCACCAGAAGGTGCATTCAACGCTAACCTAGCAGAACTAATACCCGATGATGAACTAGAGTCACTTGCTGGTGCGTTAGTCAGTGATTACGAATATGATAAAGATGCAAGAGGTGATTGGTTAAAAACATATACTGATGGCTTAGACCTATTAGGTTTTAAATATGAAGATAGATCTAAACCATTTGCTGGTGCAACAGGTGTTACACATCCATTACTAGCAGAGACAGTCACACAGTTTCAAGCGCAAGCTTATAAAGAGTTACTCCCTCCCGAAGGTCCTATCCGCACTCAAATAGTGGGTGAGATTAATCCGGCAATTGAAGAACAAGCACAACGTGTAAAAGAGTTCATGAATTATCAGATTAGTTATGAGATGGAAGAGTACGATCAAGAACTTGATCAAATGCTTTTTCATTTACCACTAGCGGGTAGTGCCTTTAAAAAAGTTTACTATGACAGTGTAAGAGGCAGAGCAGTTTCTAAATTTGTTCCAGCCGAAGATGTGGTGATGCCGTATGTGTCTACCGACATGGAATCATGCGAACGTATCACACATGTTGTTAAAACAATGGGTAATGAATTACGTAAGAAACAAGTAAGCGGTATGTACCGTGATGTTGATGTGACGATGTCACAAGTTGATAACAACGATGCACAAGATAAGTATGACGAATTAGATGGAGTTTCTGCGCCGCAAAACGCAGAGGACATAGTACTCTTAGAGTTTCATTGCGATTTGGACATACCCGGTTTCGAAGATAAAGACTCGCAAACAGGGGAACCTACTGGTATTAAGCTACCTTATGTTGTTACTGTTGACGAAGGATCAGGAAAAGTTTTGGCCATATACCGAAACTACCGAGAAGGCGATCCTCTCCGAAAAAAGATACAATACTTTGTTCACTATAAGTTTCTACCCGGTCTTGGTTTTTATGGCTTTGGCCTTATCCACATGCTCGGGGGTCTCTCCAGAACTGCTACATCAGCACTCCGTCAACTCATTGATGCAGGTACGTTGTCCAATCTCCCTGCTGGCTTTAAAGCAAGAGGGTTGCGAGTTCGAGACGATGATCAACCACTCCAGCCCGGAGAGTTCCGGGATGTAGATGCGCCGGGTGGCGCGATACGTGAATCATTAATGTTGATTCCGTATAAAGAACCAAGTGCAACTCTTTTTCAACTACTAGGTTTTGTTGTTGATGCAGGTAGACGTTTTGCGGCTATAGCTGATAACAAAATGGGTGAAGGCTCACAAGCAAATCCTGTAGGTACAACAATGGCAATTATGGAACGCGGCACGAAAGTGATGAACGCTATTCATAAACGATTACACTACGCACAAAAAGTTGAATTTAAATTACTATCACGAGTCTTTGCAGAAAGTTTACCGCCTGAGTACCCTTATGCTGTTCGTGGTGGCAATCGTGTTATTAAACAACAAGACTTTGATGAACGTGTGGACATACTGCCCGTTTCTGATCCAAACATTTTCTCTATGGCGCAGCGCGTTACTTTAGCGCAAACACAAATGCAAATGGCAGCGTCTAACCCTCAAATGCACAATATGCATGAAGCGTATAGACGTATGTACGAAGCACTTGGTGTTAGAGATATTGACATGTTACTTCCTCCTCCTCAACAACCGCAACCAGAAGATCCCGGAATGGAAAATTCTAAGTCATTACAAATGATGAAGCTGCAAGCCTTTCAAGGACAAAACCACATGGCTCACATAAAAGCGCACCAAGCCTTTATGAGTTCATTTTTAGTAGCAAATAATCCACCAACCATGGGTATACTACAAGCGCATATTTCTGAACACGTTGCGTTGATGGCGAGAGAAGAAATAACAGCTAAAAATTCACAAGCAATGCAAGAACAAGCGGCACAATTCGGTGGACAAATACCACCAGAACTAATGCAGCAGTTCCAAATGCAAAACGAAACAGAAATTGCAGAAAAAATTGTGGAATTAACCGAAAATTTGGTAGCGGAAGAACAAGAATATCTTGGTCAAAAGGATTCTGATCCATTAATTGACCTAAAACAACAAGAACTCAACCTTAGAGCACAAGAAATACAGCAAAATAAAGAACTTGCGGAGCAAAGACTAGACTTAGATGTTGAAAAATTAAACTTTGAGGGTGATAAACTTGAACAAAAAGATAAAATGGACAAAGAAAAGCTACAAAGTCAAGAAGATCAAGCGGATTTACGTGCAGAAGTAGCTCTAGCAAGCAGAAGAGGTAGAGATGCGAAATAGTAGAGTATTAAGTCCACGTATAATGAAGAAATTAAAGCAATTATATGGTAGAAAATTTGGTGCAAAGGTTCCAAATTCCGCTCAAATAGCAAAAATGCTTAAAAGTGGAGCTAAAGTTCCTACTTACGCAAAAAATGGAGGTTATATTGCAAAAAAAGGTAAAAAAGTTGTTAAAAAACGGAAAAAATAACAAATCTAAACAGATTTTAGATGAAGTGTTTGATTTTGCAGATCAATATCAACAAGATCCTATGGCTATTGGCGCATCGTTACTAGTTGTAGCAAAGACAATTTATCTAGATATATTGGGTCCAGAACAAACTTCACATATGTTTCAAGTATTTGCAGAAGATTTAGAGAACCACGAATATAAAAAGGCGACAATACACTAATGGCTCTTTGTAGACATTGTGAACATGAATGTCACCATGGTAATGGCGGTAAATGCCATTGTGGTTGCTTAAATTGCGAACATGATGTAAAAGATGCATTACAAAAACTTGAGGAGATTTTAGATCCAATAAAAGTGGTTGAGTTCGAACCAGATTTTGACTTAACCGAACACTAGGAGGAAAAATGAACTTAGTTAAAGATCTCTGGTCACATCTTAAAGAGTGGTCGGATTGGAAAATGAAGGACTGGATAAAAGCCGGTATAGTAGCTATTATTGTACTGATCGTTCTTAGTCAAATTGGCGGAGGGGGAGCTTAGACTTATGGTCTGGCAACTCTTAGCTAAACCTTTACTTGGCGTCGTC